ATTTCTCCGGGATTATCTGGCACATCATCATTATTCGCATCTACATTGTTATAGACTGGATCCAAATAGGAATCTTCATAAGGACGCTTTACTGCGATATTTCCTGTAAGGAATGGAGTTACGTTCATTGTTGGCCCTTGGCATGATATACCATTACCATAAGTGTTTGTAATATATGGGCCTTGTAATACTTGTATAGCTTGATTGGTCACTGAGCCAGAGGAGTTGGCCACTGGATTTGCTGTTGCAGAAACACCTCCAATATCTGAAGCGAAGGATGGTGTTGCTGTTCCAACTGTAAGACACAGTGAGATTAATTTGAGAAGACGCTTGTTGTATTTGTTACGCTTTGGATAGTTGTTGTCCGATTTATTATCGTATGATTTTTGAGGCCTGGCCCAGAATAGGTTTCTGTAAATTGAAACGCCTGTCCCGGATTTGTGATCGTGAAGTTTGGTTTTTGATCTAGATCCAACCCTGTCCATGTTGAAGTCACTCCATTTAATGTATTACTTCCAGTTGAAGTAGATGGTGAGGATATTGTATTACCATCATGTGATATATTTGTTCCCGTCACAACGTGCTGATAGCCCGTATCATAGTTCATCGAATTTATTGTCTCAGTCACTGTGCTCGTTGTTTCTGTATTTGAAGTCATCGAGCCTTGTGTAAAATTTGGCACCACAGGCACTGCGTTAGCAGATGGTATAAAACCAAGAAGTATTAGAAATAAACTATATCTTCTCATTATAACACAAATTTTACTTAATGGTTAATTCGTTTACGAATTGACCTGTAGCCACAGTTCCAGCACCACCGGCAGTTACTGTTACAAGATTTGCGGATGTTACTGTTCCAGCCAATGTGTCTTTTGTTCCAGCACTTGTGGATGTTTGACTAGAGAAGTTACTTACAGCACCTACTGTTGGAGCAGATGTTGGAACCGCATCGCCTTGAGTGAATGACTGGCTAAAGCTGAACGCTGAGCCGGCTGTGTCCTGTGTGGCTGCGATAGTTCCGGGAGTGTAAACACCTGAAGTGATTGTTCCAACTGATACTGTTCCAGCTGTTGTTCCATCAGTTGTATCTACATTTGAACCTGATACTGAGAAAGATGATCCTATTCTTTCTACATTTGTGGCTGCTGCGTTAACTGTTAACTGAACACTGCTTGATAACTTATGAGTAATATCTGCCATCGCAGGGGAACTGAACCCCATCAACATAATCAAGGATAAAAATCTTTTCATACTTTGAGACAATATACCTAGCTGCTATTTAGTAAACCAATAAATAGATAAAATATAAACTATTTTGAACAAGTATTCTCGTATATTTCATCACATTTCTCCTCAAGATGTTAAACGTAATCTTAAGGAAAAGATTGATATGGAAAAAATAAAAGAAAATATTAAGTTGCTTGAAGAGGAAAGAAAGATATTAATTAAGAGAGAGTCAGAACCAATAAAATCTAACTGGAGAGATGACTTGACAGAAGTGTAACGTTCTGTTAAGATAAATAACACAGGTGATGTTTTCATTGCCTGACACAAAGGACTCGAAAGGATCGTAACCCTGCGTAAACTGCTCTCAAACCAAGACCTATAGGCAGTATAATACTTCGTCTTTCATATCCTGTAGCGAGGGGTTACAGGAAATAAGTTTCGCATCTCCCCTGATGCCCTACTTACAAACGTCTTACTAATGACAACCTCAAATATTACACGCAAACAATCTGGTCTTCTACAAGGATGGCCTGAGTTTTGCGAATGGGTAACTTCAACAAACAACAGAATCTATGTTGGTTGGTTCGGAGTTCTCATGATCCCATGCTTACTCGCAGCAGCAGCATGTTTCATCGTTGCTTTCATAGCAGCACCTCCTGTCGATATCGACGGAATCAGAGAGCCAGTTGCTGGTTCTTTCATGTATGGTAACAACATCATCTCTGGTGCAGTTGTTCCTTCATCAAACGCTATTGGTCTACACTTCTACCCAATCTGGGAAGCAGCAACAGTAGATGAATGGTTATACAACGGTGGCCCATACCAGTTAGTAATCTTCCACTTCCTTATCGGTATCTCAGCATACATGGGAAGACAGTGGGAATTATCATACAGACTAGGTATGAGACCATGGATATGCGTAGCATATTCAGCACCTGTATCTGCAGCATTTGCAGTATTCTTAGTGTATCCTTTCGGTCAGGGATCTTTCTCAGACGGTATGCCACTAGGTATTTCAGGAACGTTCAACTTTATGTTCGTGTTCCAAGCAGAACACAACATTCTAATGCACCCATTCCATATGGCTGGTGTTGCTGGAATGTTCGGTGGTAGTCTCTTCAGTGCAATGCACGGTTCTTTAGTTACATCTTCTCTAATCAGAGAGACAACAGAGAACGAGAGTCAAAACTACGGCTACAAGTTCGGACAAGAAGAGGAAACATATAATATCGTGGCAGCACACGGATATTTCGGTAGATTAATCTTCCAATATGCTTCATTCAACAACTCAAGAAGTCTTCACTTCTTCCTTGCTGTATTCCCTGTAGTATGCGTATGGTTAACATCCATGGGTATCTGCACAATGGCATTCAACTTGAACGGTTTCAACTTTAACCAGTCAGTTGTTGATGCTAATGGAAAGATCGTTCCTACATGGGGCGACGTTCTTAACAGAGCAAACTTGGGAATGGAAGTTATGCATGAGAGAAATGCACACAACTTCCCATTAGACCTAGCATCTGCTGAGTCTTCAACAGTTGCTTTAACAGCACCTGTAATTGGTTAATTAATTAATCAATTAATAACACAAGGGGTCTTTATGACCCCTTTTTCATAGGAGAAATTAATGGTAGCATCTACCTTACAAGCACCCACAAGGGGTTGGTTTGATGTTCTTGATGACTGGTTGAAGAGAGATCGTTTCGTATTCATCGGATGGTCTGGACTTCTTCTTTTACCTTGTGCTTACCTTGCTATTGGAGGTTGGTTCGTTGGAACTACTTTCGTAACATCATGGTATACACATGGTATTGCATCCTCATATCTTGAGGGAGCAAACTTTTTAACAGCAGCAGTATCCACACCCGGAGATGCGATGGGTCATAGTCTCATGTTCCTTTGGGGGCCTGAAGCACAAGGTTCATTCGTTCGTTGGGTTCAACTTGGTGGATTATGGAACTTTGTAGCATTACATGGAGTCTTCGGACTTATAGGTTTCATGCTTCGTCAATTTGAGATTGCAGGACTTGTTGGGATTCGTCCTTACAATGCTTTAGCATTCTCAGCTGTTATTGCAGTCTTCACAAGCATCTTTTTGATCTATCCTTTAGGTCAGCATAGTTGGTTCTTCGCACCATCATTTGGTGTCGCAGCAATTTTTAGATATATCTTATTCATTCAAGGTTTCCATA